ATGAGTAAAAAAGCTGCCGGCACAGGAATCATGAGACTTTTATTTGGCCTTGGTAAAAAGGAGATGAAAGTTATTCCGTATAATCAAATGACATCAGAACAGTTTGATCAATTAGATAGTTTTCTAGGTAAAGTTGGTTTTGCTGTGGCAAGTGATTCTATTAAACTTACAAGAAAACAAAGTGAATATGTTATCGATCAGATTAGACAATTAGATCTTTATAGAGAAAAAATTATGTCAAGTAAGAAACCTGACTTTACAGAATTTATACCAAGAGACAAATTAGGTGTACCTGAAAGAGATGAAGTTATTGACAAAGTTAATAAGATGAAAAAGGTTGAACCAGAGTTCAAAGGATTTAAACCTAAAGTTATTGAAGGTGGTAAAAATAAAACAAAACCAGGAAGTAAAATTGATTATAATAAGATGTCAGAGTTTCTTGGTGTGAAGTTACGTGGTGATGAAACGTTTGATGAATTATTAGAGATTGAAAAAAGAATGAAAGACAAAGACCCAGAAAAATTTGCAGGCGGTGGGGTTCCAGGATTAATTGCAAAACTAAGAGCTAAATTTGGAAAGAAAGCAATTACAACTGCAGATAAAATAGATCGACCTGCTAGAGCTAAATTAGCAGATGAGTTTAAAGCTTTTGAAAAAAGAAACAGACAACTAACTGATGAAGATATTGAAGACTATGAACTAGAGTTAGGTGATGCAGAAACTTGGTACGAATCAGGTATGACAGTTGCTGATGCTGAAAAACTTGTAGAAAATAGAAAAGCATATGAAGCTCAAATGTTAGTAGATTACAAAGCAGGTAGACTCGATCCTAAACGAGGAGAACCAGGAAGAAGAGAATATTTAGAGAGAAAACTGCAAGAAGCTGAAATGACTGGTGACAGTAGATTAATAGATCCAGATGAATTAGATGAGTTAACAGATATTGAATTTAAAGAAAGAACCATGAATGCAGAAGGTGGCATCGCTACAATGTTCAAACCTAAGAGAGAAGAATTTATTTTTGGTGGTGGTGTAGGATTAAAAGGCTATCTTAAAATGTTAGCAGAAGGTAGAAAAACTAAAGCAGGTAATCCCATGAAAGGTTCTGATACTTTAAAATATAGTAATCCAAAATCACAAGTTCCAAAATTCGCAAAGCAATTTGTTTCTGACAGAGACAAAGCAGAAATGAAAAGACTTAGAATAGCACAGTTAGAAAACGTTCTTGAAGGATTAAAAAGTGATAGACAGTTTTTAGCAAGCTACGAAAAGATGGCCGACTTATTTCCTGAAGTAAATAAATTAAGTTACAACATGTTAGAAGATCTGTTACCAGCAAAACACAAAGAAAGATTTAAAGGTCTTACAACAGAGATGTTAGACAAAGAAATATTACAAGTAGAAAACGTATTGAAAAATTTAAAAGTAGGTAAGGACAAACGATCGTTGAACGCGGACGGTGGTAGAATAGGTTTTGATAAAGGAGGTATATTTGGATCAGGATCTGCTCCCTCTGATGTTATTGATTCAGACTTATTAGATATAGGTTTTGATAATTTAACTTTAGATGAAATAAGAGATATATTAAATTCTATTGGTGTAGATAAAAAAGCAGAAGGTGGATTGGCTACAATGTTTAGACCAAAACTAAAAGATGGTGGACCACCTAACCCTGGTCGTAGAACTTTTTTAAAACTTATGGCAGGTCTAGCATCAATACCTGTTGTAGGTAAATTATTTAAACCTGCTGCAACAGTAAGTAAAGTTGTACCGTTAAAAAACACAACCACAACAATGCCAGATTGGTTTCCAAGTTTTGTAGATAAGATGGTAACTCGAAATGTTGGAAATAAAATAGATGCTGATGTTATGTTGTTTAGAGATGATAATTTACCAGACGTTGAAGTTTATAAATACGATGATGGTAGAATAGAAGTACAAGGTAAAAATGGTTATGATGCAGAGTATGACATAAATTACACACCACCAGGTGTTGAAGTATTAGATTATAGAACAGGTAAAACTGTAAAAACAAAAGGAGACTTCGAAGCAAATGATACAGTTTATAGAATGACAGATCCAGATGGTGGCTTCGATGCTGATGGTGAGATTGTAGATAGCGTAGATGATATTTTAGGTGGTAGTTCTACAAAGTTAGAAGGTTATGCAAAAGGCACTAATAAAGAAAAATATACAATAGGTCAAAGAAGAATAGATGAAGCAGAAGCTATAGGAGACAGAGCTGATGATGTCACTCCGTATAAAGATATGGATCCAACAGATTTTGCTGATCCAGATGAATTTGCCAAAGGTGGTTTAGCAACAATGTTTAAGAAAAAATAATGGAATACAAATTAGAAAATTATCTAGATAGAAGAGATAACACTGCAAAGCGTGGTTTAGTTGATGGACCTGGAGGTTATGCAGGAAAACCTAGAAACCCTGAACTAGCTGCAGAAAATAAAAAGAAATATATAAAAAAATTTGGGCAAGAACAATTTGATAAATTATCTGGTACCTCTAAATCAAGAGTATATAGAGGTGTAGAGGGTGCTGGAGAATTTTCTAAAAAAGGTAGAACAGGTCAGAAATCAAATCCAGAATCAGTTAAAAAAATGATAGAGTCAAAACGTTTTAAAACATTAGATGATTATGGTCCTGAAAGAAAACAAAACATTTTAGATTATTTTGAAAAAACAAATCCAGAAATGTCTATTAATGAAATTGAAAAAGAATTTTTTTCTTATGGCAAACAAAGAAAAAATCACATATCAGGAGGTCGTTTAAAAGGTGCTCCTTCTGATGATAAGACAGCTCTTTCTAGAATTTACAAAACAGAAACTATTCCAGGTTATGTACAAGAACTTGATGATGAAATATTAAGACTTACTAAAGAACATAGTAATCCAAATAAAATTAAATCTGAACTTTATAAAACTTTTAATGATCCAAAATATACACAAGTCCCAGAAGGTGTAGAGGCTTATAATGTGTTTTTTGACCCAAAAGCAAAAAGATTTAATTTTCGTTTATCAGCAACAAATAACAGAAGAAAGTCAGAATCTTTTTTAAATCAAAAAATAGCCGTAAACATGATGAATAGTGTAAAAGGAGATTTAAATTATGACACAGCTATGGCTGTTAAAAAATTTTATTTAGATAAAGGTGATCTAACTGGACCTGAAAAATCAGCGGTAAAAAAATTTAAAAGACAATATGGACTTACGGCTATAGAGTCAGGTGGGTTAGGTTCCGAAAGAAAAACAGGTAAACAAGTTGTTTCTCCTTGGTTGGAATATTCTAAAAATCTTGAATTTAACGTAGGTAAAAGATTAACAGATTTTAAAAGATTTGACACACAGGCTACTTATTTAGAAAATGTTATAAAAACTCTTACTCGTCCTGAAGATGTTGCTTTTTTTACAAAAGAACTAGAAGCAGTAAAAGAAAATCAAAAAAAATTAGTGCCAGCTATTAGAAAAGAATTTCCTGGTTTACTAGATGGAATAAAAATTAATAATGAACATAAGATAGCAAAAGCTTTGGTAGATGAGGGAACTGTTCCTTTAAGATATTTAACACAGACCACACCAACACCATCTTTTTTTAATGCAATTAAATACAAAGAATTCGACGAACCACTTATAGAATTAGTTTATAAATATAATGATGCTTCACCAAAAGATAGACCAGGAATAAAACAGGAGATAGAGGATTTACAAAAAAATTTTAATAATAAAACAAAAGTTAAAGGTGTAGGATATTTAGACAGTGTTAAATTTACTTATGGACCTAAAGGTGTCAGAGCTAAAGATACAACTCCTACTTTTAGAAAAGGTGATTTTGCATCACAATTAGTTCAAAACACGAAACACTCAAATGCTTATTTAAAAAACACAGGTAAAAAATCTATAGTTGTTGGAGGCATGATGGGTAAAAAAAGATATAATATTGATAAGCTAATAATAAAACCTCCAAGAAATTTTGAAGTTGCTGTTCAATCTTTAGGATGTCAAGGAAGTAAAGTTAGAGTAAAAAGAGTTGAAGGTGGTAAAATTAATACAAAAACTTGTTATAATAAAGGTTTAGAAAAACTTAGAAATAAACAAATTACTGATCCAATCGATGCAAAAAATATGATGAGAGTTGCAAAAGCTTCAACATCAATTGCTAGAGTTAGTGGAGCGGGTAGAGTAGCAGCAATCTTAGGTCCTGCTGGTATTGGTTTAGATCTTCTCTTTGAAGGTGCGATAGTAGGTAATGAATACTTAAAAGGTAGACCTTTTGAAGAAGCATGGGGTGAAAGTTTTTTAAGTTATCTTGGTCCTAACAGAAAAGATCCAGAACAATTAAAAATGGATAGATATGCAGGTGATGATCCAAAAGCACAAAGCTACGTGCAAGACGTAAGAATGTTACAAGAATTTAACAAAAATTTAGAATTATATAAAACAATGAAAAACGATATTTATAACGAAACTTACACTCCAGAAATGCTTCAAGAACAATTTGATAAGACTTCAGATATCTACGGTATGATAGCCGATAAATATCCAATTCCTATGAATCCTGATGGAACAGTTAATGATAATAAACCTGGTCCTTTAGAACAAGCTGAGGCAAACACAGTTGGAGATGAAGCAAGAATGTTTGCAACAGGTTCTGATTACAGAGCTTATAAAGAAGGAGAAGAAAGAGCGTTGGTGAAACAAGTTGAAAAAGCTAAAACATTACCTTTTGGTGAAATGTCTCCAGCTAGAATAGAAACAGAGAGGAAAAAAAGAATTACTGATATCTTTGGAATTGGACAAGACGGTCGTCCGAAGTTAGTCGGTCAAAAGATGAAGCCACAGGTCGAACTTGAAGGAATGGCTAAATACGATCAACTTCGTCGAGGTGTTATTCAAGGTATCGGTTATATGGCTGAAGGTGGATTAGCAAATTTAACAAGAACCACGCCACCCAAAAGATCACTTAACAAGGACTCTCAAGGCTTGGCAAGTTTACCAGAATATGATAGATAATAGGAAACATAGGGAGAAATAATGGCAGATATAGAAAAGGGTTTACCAAACGAACCCGAATTAAAAGTTGAGGACGTTCCTGTTGAAGCGGTTGTAGAAAACATTAACGAAGAACCAAAAGAAGTAGAGATTACAGAAACTGAAGATGGCGGAGCAGAAGTTTCGTTTGATCCAAATGCTGTAGAACCTATATCAGATTCACACTTACAAAATTTAGCAGAACTTTTAGATGATTCAATTTTAGATCCACTAGGATCTCAACTTGTTACTGACTACAAAGATTACAGAGCTTCAAGAAAAGATTGGGAAGATTGTTATAGAAACGGTTTAGATCTTCTTGGTTTTAAATACGAAAGAAGAACAGAGCCATTCAAAGGTGCATCAGGTGTAACTCATCCTGTATTGTCAGAGGCCGTAACACAATTTCAAGCACAAGCTTACAAAGAATTACTACCAAGTGACGGACCTGTAAGAACACAAATTTTAGGTGCGCAAACACCAGCAAAACAAGATCAAGCAAATAGAATAAAAGATTTTATGAATTATCAGATCATGGACCAGATGAAGGAATATGAGCCGGAGTTCGACCAAATGTTGTTTTACCTCCCTCTAAGCGGGTCAACTTTTAAGAAGGTCTATTACGATGATCTTTTGGGTAGGGCGGTTTCTAAATTTATACCTGCCGATGATCTGGTAGTACCCTACTCAGCAACAAGTCTGGACGATGCAGAATCAGTTGTCCATGTTTTAAGAATGTCAGAAAATGATTTAAGAAAACAACAAGTATCAGGTTTTTACAGAGATATAGAATTATCAGATCCCGCTATGGAAACTGATGATATTACAAAAAAAGAACAAGACATAGAAGGTGTTAAACAAACTAAACAAGGAGATATTTATACTTTGTTAGAGTGTCATGTTAATTTAGATCTAGAAGGATTTGAAGATAAAAACATGGAAGGAGAAGAAACAGGAATTAAACTTCCGTATGTTGTAACTGTAGAAGAAGGTTCAAGACAAATTTTATCTATTAGAAGAAATTACAAAGAAAATGATACTAGAAAAGCAAAACAAAATTATTTTGTACATTTTAAATTTTTACCAGGTTTAGGTTTTTATGGTTTTGGATTAATTCACATGATTGGTGGATTATCTAGAACTGCAACTTCTGCATTAAGACAATTATTAGATGCAGGAACTTTATCAAATTTACCAGCTGGATTTAAATCTAGAGGTATAAGAGTTAGGGACGATGCACAACCCTTGCAACCTGGAGAGTTTAGAGATGTAGACGCTCCGGGTGGCAACATACGTGATCAGTTTATGACTCTGCCATACAAAGAACCATCAGCGGTCCTTTTACAATTACTCGGTATTGTAGTTGGTGCAGGTCAACGTTTCGCGTCTATTGCAGATATGCAAGTGGGTGACGGAAACCAAAGAGCTGCAGTTGGAACAACAGTAGCATTATTGGAGCGTGGATCGCGGG